TGCTTTAACAACTGCTTGGACTAAGCCTGTTTTTACAGTAACTCCTCCAGTAGCTGTATCTCAGATTGCTATTTCATAATAGATATTACCACTCTACAAAAACTAGGCACTATTTATTAGTGCCTTTTTTATTATATTTGCACTATGATTGACAGCGTAAGAAGCACGGTTCTATCCATAATCAATAAGGACAACCGTGGATATATAACCCCATTTGAGTTTAACTTGTTTGCAAAGCAGGCACAGCTTGAGATTTTCGAGGGTATGTTCTACACGTATAGTAATTCTGTTAATAAACAGAATGCTCACATGCATAATAGTGGATACACTGATATTCCTAAACAGATAGAAGAAGCTATAGATACGTTTTCTAACTATGCTATATTATTCTTCAATCCTGCTACTGCAAAGTATACTGTTCCAGATGATAGTTATGTGCTTAATACTGTAATTTTTAACGGTAATACAGAAATAGAGAAAGTTCCATCTAATAAGATATATAACTTACTTAGCTCTAACTTAACAACACCTACAACTACATATCCAGTATATACACAAGAAGGGACTACTCCACCTGCATTAAGTTCTACTATTACTGTTTATCCAGATAGTATTGCTCAAACAGGTCTTGTTACTACTCAATACATTAGATTTCCTAAAGATCCTAAATGGACTTACAATGGAGTTATTTCAGGTACACCTATATTTGATCCTACTCAACCAGACTATCAAGATTTCGAACTACCTCTAAGCTACGAAACTGATCTAGTAGTTAAAATACTTCAGTACGCAGGTCTATCTATCCGTGAGACTGAGATAACAAGTGCAGCGAAAGCAGAGGAAGGACAAAACGCACAAAAGATTTAATAGATGGCATACATAACACCATATCAGTACTACACAAATAACGGTAACATTCCAGAGGATCAGAACTGGGGTTCTTACCAGTACACTACACTTGCTGATATAGTCAACAATTTCATGTTGATGTATGTCGGTAACGATAAGCTACTTAGTAACGTGAAGCGTTATGAAGTTATTTTTCATGCAAAGCAAGCGATTAAGCAGTTAAACTTTGATGCTCTTAGGTCTATTAAGAGTATTGAAATGGAGGTGGGTGATAACCTTAAGTTCATACTTCCTTCAGACTACGTTAACTACGTTCGTATATCTATACTTATTAATGGTGTACTTCGTCCGTTGTATGAGAATAAGCAAGTTAATACAGCTAAAGGATATCTTCAGGATAATAACTACAAGGTATTGTTCGATCAGAACGGTGAGATACTTATAGGTGACTCACAGCTTGATACAGACAGACTTGAGGCTAAGTTATACGAAGGGCCAGGAATGTACAACGGATGCTATGGGTGGTGTGTTGATGGATTTTGGTACTTTGGTTACGAGGTTGGAGCTAAGTTCTTAGTAGATCCATCTACGCTTCACGCAGGACCATCGTTCAGAGTGAATAACGGAGTTATCGACTTCTCTTCAGGTGTATCAGGACAGCGTATCGTTTTAGAGTACATATCTGACGGTATGGCTAACGGTAACGATGCAGAAGTTAACGTACATAAGTTTGCAGAAGAATTCGTTTACAGATATATAAAATGGTGCATACTTAACGCTAAGTATGGCATCCCTATGTATGAGCGTAAGATGGCTCGTGATGAGAAGCAGGCAGAGTTTAGAAACGCTAAACTTCGCCTAAGTAATCTTCACCCATCTAGACTCATTATGACAATGAGAGGTAGAGCACAACAACTTAAGTAAAAATGCCAGAATTAAAGAATACTTTTTTAGCAGGTATAATGAACAAAGACCTCGATGAGAGGCTTGTACCTGATGGTGTGTACCGTGATGCACTTAACGTTGATATAGACACTGCTGACGGTGGTAATATTGGTGCTGTTAAAAACAAGAAAGGTAACTTATTAATTTCTAACGTTTGGAACGTTGCTGGATTTCCATATCCAATACAGTCTAACGCAAAGACTATTGGTGCTGTAGCAAATGAACGTGATGGCTTTATTTACTGGTTTGTTACTTCAGATAAGTTTGATGGTATATATGAGTATGACACAACGCTTGGAACTACAGTTCGTGTGTTGCAGTCTAACAAGGCAACTCCATCAACTGTAAGTAAGCTTAACTTCAATAAGGAGTATCTTATTACAGGCGTTAACTTTATCGATGGATTCCTTTACTGGACAGATAACTTAAACCCACCTAGACGTATTAATATTGCTCGTGTAAAGAGTAACTCACTTGGTACTTCTGGGTACTCTATAGATGATCCACGTATTGATGAGGATATAAATGTTATTCTGGCTCCGCCATTAAACGCACCGAAGATATCGTTAGTTAATAATACAAGTACTCAGTCTAACAACATGGAGGAGAAGTTCTTATACTTTTCTTATAGGTATAAGTACGTTGATGATCAGTACAGTGCGTTGTCACCTTTCTCAGCAGTTGCATTCAGACCTAAAGATTTTCAGATTGATTATACTTCAGGTAATAATAAATCTATGACAAATAGATTTAATGAAGTTGGAATTACAGTATTAACTGGTAATCAATTCGTTAAGGAGATTCAAGTCATAATGCGTGACGCAAGAAGTATAAACTGTTTAATTGTTGAGACAGTAGATAAACAAGAACTTGCTTTATCTAATGATGTATTTTATAGTTTTACATTTAATAATAATAAGACCTACACACTTCTTCCTGAAGGTCAAGTGACAAGGCTTTTTGATAATGTTCCATTACTTGCAAAAGCACAAGACTATGTTGGAAACCGTATTATGTACGGTAACTACACGCAGTTCTACGATATAGATTTTCCTGTAAAATTAGATGTTAAGTACGTTTCTATTGATGGATCAGGTAATGTGCCTACACAGACATTTAGATCAGATAGAGACTATGAGCTTGGACTTATTTACTTAGATAAGTACGGTAGATCAACTACTGCACTTACATCTCAAGGAAACACTACATACATACCTCCAACTCAATCAGACAAAGGAAATAGTTTAAAGCTTAGGATTAGCAATAATCCTCCTTCGTGGGCTACAAACTATAGAGTTATAATTAAACAATCTAGAGATCAGTACTATAACATATTCCCACTATTTTTTTATGTATCTAATGTTTATAGATATTTTTTAATACATGAATCAGATAGAGATAAAATAAAAACAGGAGATTATATAATATTCAAATCTAACGCAAATGGACCAACTTACTCTAATAAAAAATACAAGATATTAGAAGTAAAAGATAAATCATCTGGATTTGTTACTGGTGCAGGAGCTGGACTTTATTTTAAAATAAAAGTAGATAGTCAGCAAGAGTTTAGTGCATCTTCAGGTCTTGACATATTATATTATACTTCTTCTGGTACTGATTTAGGAGGGGGTATTGCTGGATTTTTTTCTGCTCCAGTATATAATACGTATCCATATGTTGAAAATCCAATACATTATGGAAATGGAAGTCCATCAAGTTTATCTGTAGTTAATAATAATCAAACAATATCATCTCAAGATTACAGAATAACTATAACGGCAGTAGATCAATTAAATTTTACATATAGCATAGACATTTTTGGAGGTTTTCAAGTTACATTACCATATACATATTCAAATCAAATATTATATGTGCCTAATTCTTCGCCTCAAGAACCTATGTGTACCATAAAATGGAATACTACTCCTACAAATGGTGATTATTGGAAAATAAATGTAAGAGGATTGAGTAATTCAAGTGTATTTACTGAAAATTATTTTAATGGAAAAGGCATACCTACATATTCACCTACAGCTGGAACAACTAGTGATATAATTTATAATGCTAATGTAGGAGGATATTTAATTCTTGGCGAAGCAAATCCTGCATTAGATCAAAAAATATATACAGGAGATATTATAACTATTACAATTAACCAAGATTTGTTTAATGGTAGTGCTTATACTTCTGCACAAGTATTTTACAGTAATGATAATTATGATAACATAGAAGAGTGGTTTGTTGAAAGTGGTTCTTATCAAACGTTTCAATCTATAGATGCTTCTGGAAATCCAAAGGGGGCGCAATCGATATCATTTAGAAGGGCTTATGACATATACAATGTTAATGCTG